TTGCACATAACAAATACCATAAATTATGGATAGACTCAAAAACCTTTAGCAAGAATGAGGTTGTAAAAGGACTGCTCGAATTAGATTGTTTTCCATTAATGATGCCTGTCAGTGGTGACATACACATGGAGTCCGATGTGAAAGAATTTTGGGAATGGATGAATGCCTTCAAAGCACATGGTATTGACCTATTGAACGAATGTAGTTGGGGATTTGATGTGCGTGAACCGATTTATAAAAAGGATCTAGATAGGCATAACAGCGACAGGACATATCTACTTGATAACCAAAAGTCAGAAGAGTTCTTTCAAAACTTGTTTGAATTACATCAAATGAGTAAGCAGTTCAAACTTATCAACGAAACTACAAAAATAATATTTGTACGTAACAGAATACCAAGAGCATTAATAAAAAGCAAAATAAAACCAAAGGCTTCCCTTGTGGCATTAGGTGGTGGTTATTACGCAACAGGTACTGATAATTTAAAAAGACTTCTTGAAAATCTTCCAAAAAAGTTGTATTATAGTGATCACCAACCGAGTAGTTGGGATTGGCATGATCATATTATAATAAAACTTTAGAATGAGCAGTTGTAAATTAGTAATAAAAGATGAAGTGAACGTGAAGTTCGAGAACCTTAGTCTCGAATGGCGTAAAAAATTATCTAACAAATTCAAATATGAGATACCATACGCAAGACATTTGCCTGCAGTGAAACTGGGAAGATGGGACGGAAAGATCAGTTTCTTTGGTCTTGGTGGTACAACATATCTAAATCTCGTTGATCAGATCATACCAATACTCGATGAGGGTGGTGTATACATTGATGTAGAGGATCGAAGAGAACAACACCACTATGAATTTAAGACGGTGGACAAAAATTATCTATCGCATATCAAATGGCCTGACAATCACCCGGTCGCGGGACAGCCAATAGAATTAAGAGATTATCAAGTGGAGACAATCAATAAATTTATTGAACACCCACAGAGCATACAAGAGATAGCCACTGGCGCAGGTAAGACTATTATTACAGCGGCACTGTGCCAACTGGTCGAACCATATGGAAGAACACTCACAATAGTACCGAACAAGAGTCTTGTCACACAGACTGAGGAAGATTTTCTTGCTTGTAACTTAGATGTTGGCGTCTATTACGGCGACCGAAAAGAGTTAGGAAGGTTCAACACAATAGCCACATGGCAGTCGTTGAACGTGCTAGAAAAGAAAAGTAAAGACGAACACACAACAGATTTTTTAGAAGCAATACAAGGCATCAACACAGTTATAATTGATGAGGTGCACATGGCCAAAGCAGACGTGCTCAAAAGACTGTTGACTGGACCGTTTGCTCACTGTGGCATACGTTGGGGACTGACGGGTACCGTGCCAAAGGCAGATTACGAATTCATGGGTTTGAAATGTAGTATTGGAGAAGTGTCTAACAGGATACAGGCCAGCGAACTGCAAGACAAAGGTGTTCTCGCAAACTGTCATGTAAACGTGTTGCAAACGCAGGATCATCCTCAGTTCAAAACATATGGCGAAGAATTAAAATGGCTCACCACCGACACAACTAGAATGACATGGGTAGCAAATACTATCCAAGACATAGCAACATCAGGAAACACACTAATACTTGTTGACAGAATATCAGCAGGCGAAATACTTGAGAAAAAAATTAAAGATGCAGTGTTTGTTTCTGGATCAACAAAAAACACAGATAGAAAGGAACAGTATGATGAAGTATCTACTAGCCAAAATAAAGTTATTATCGCCACATATGGAGTTGCCTCTGTTGGTATTAATATTCCTCGTATTTTCAATCTTGTTCTTATAGAACCTGGTAAATCATTTGTGAGGGTCATACAGAGTATCGGACGTGGTATTAGAAAAGCAGAAGACAAGGACAGCGTACAAATATGGGATATAACAAGCAGTTGCAAGTTTGCAAAAAGACACCTAGGGGCAAGGAAAAAGTTTTACAAAGAGGCCAATTACCCGTATAATATAGAAAAGATAAATTATGAAAATCCTTACACTAGATAATAGAACATATACATTAGAGAAAATTCCGGAATGGGTTGATGAAGATCTACGATTTGCAGTTCTTGATAACTCGGATCCAGAAAATCCAGATTTCTTTTACATACCTTTAATATTCCTTGAAAGTTTTAATGCTCCGGCGGCCGTGTTAGAAATTGGCCCATGGAAAATTAAAATGCCACTGGACTGGAAGATGCTAATTGGCGAGGCAGGACAATCAGAGATGCACGTATTGCCAATCACAAGTTTGAACGACAGAGGTTTCGATGCATTTACATTTAATCCGTTATCAAGTCCTAAGCCAGACTTCTATCCAATAGACGTAGTAGACATTTACACAGAAGTAAAATGGTATTTTCCTAAAATCAAAACAGGTCAGATGTTGTCAGTACCTTTGACAAATGGAGCCAATCCCATATGTGCTTATTTTGTTAAGGACATCTCTAGACAATGCGAACAGGTAGACTATGGCTCGGTCTGGTAGGAAAACAATTACTATTGATGCACCTGTAATGATTACAAGCAACAAGATTGCTGTGTGGATGGACGAGAATTGGATGCATGAATTCTTTGATTTCATAGTAAAACACAAATTCCAACTTTCAGGTATGAATCACATGCAGAATAAAATAAAATTAACATTTGTAAATGCAAAAGAATGCACAATGTTTGGACTAAAATATGCCGGCAGAAAAAAATAGAAAATTTTTTGATCTAAGAAATGGACTGAAAGCAGTTGATTATAGGAACAAAGATTATTTTGACAGAATCGACGATAAGGAAAAATCACTTTATTCACCTTACATGTTGATGAGATATGTTTCTAATGTTTCATCCAAGGATCAATTTTATGTAGAACACTATGTAGAAATGGTCAACGATTGTGTCAACAAACATTGTTTTACATTAGGTAAGCATAAAAAACTGCTTTGGATATTGACTGCTATGTGCGGTGCACTGCAACAACAATTCCATCCATGGATCAAACCAATGAAGCGTGTACCAAACAAAAGTTTAAAGAAATTGCAACAGATATATCCAACATGGAAAGAGCAAGATTTAGAAACACTTGATAAAGTAATTACTGATAGAGAACTAGAGGAACTGATTGAAGCACATGGCATCGACAAATAAATGCACCTACTGTGGCAAAGAGTTTGCAAAGGCAAGGACACTTCAGGTACACTTATGCGAGCCAAAGCGTAGATATCTTCAACGTGATGAGAAATGGGTTGTAAATGCGTTTATGGTGTTCCAGAGATTTTATGAGATACATCAGCACAATTCAAAACCAAAGACATATGATGACTTTGTCAAGAGTGCATACTACAATGCATTCGTAAAATTTGGCAGATTCATAATGCATATTAATCCAATATATCCTGACAGGTACATAGACTTTGTGCTTAAATCAAAATATAAATTAGATCATTGGGCAAGAGACGAACTGTATGAAGTCTACTTGATAGAAGCACTGAAGACAGAACCTGTCGAGGCCGCATTACAGAGAAGCATAGCAACAATGATGGACTGGGCAAATGAACAGAATGCACAATGGTCTGATTACTTCAGGCTAGTCAACACTAACAGAGCAGTTGCACACATACAGCAAGGTAAGATTAGTCCATGGCTGTTGCTAGGTTGCAACGCAGGCAAAAGGATGTTAAAATCTTTTAACGACGAACAATTACAAATGATTGAAAAATTTATTAATACAAGTTTCTGGCCAAGCAAATTGAAAAGTTATCCAGCGGATCATATGTTGGTACAGGATACAGCACGGGAGGCTAAAATTGTCTAAAATAGATTTAGAAGTTTCTGACAACTTGGAGTTCGACGACGGAGACTGTGCTGTGATAATCAAAGAGGATGGCTCCATAGGCAGAGTAATAATGCCAAAGGTCGACAAAGAAATTTTAAAAACTGAAGGGTATAGAAAACTGTTAGATGTTCTAGAAATATTACAACCAGGATCACGTGACAAGATGATACAACATGCAGAAAAAGATAAAGGGAGTGTACACTAATGCCTGATGTAGATATAGATTTCGTTGACAGAGATAATACTCTAAAACTGTTCAAACACACACCAGCGTCTATGATCAAAGATGGCAAGGCAGAGAAGCACAAGACAGGGGTGTACTTCCATGCTGTGCCAGAACATCCTGTTACTGGACATGCATCTCTGGATTACAAAAACGCAGAGGACAGGGGTTACTTCAAGATAGACTGTCTGAATGTAAACATATACAAGGATGTAAAATCAGAACAGCAACTAGTTGAACTAATGATACAAGAACCTGATTGGGATATGTTAAAGGACCCTAAGACTGTGGAAACCCTTTTTCACCTGAATGGTCATTTTAATATAGTGTCTAAATTGGAGCCAAAGACCATAGAACA